AGCGCCGCCGACCAAAACGCCGCGACCGCTTCGTCGGCGTCGTTCAACGCGATTTCGGCGACGCGCCCGGCGAGCAAAAGCGAGGTCGCGACGCCCGCCCCTCCGGCGAACGGTTCGGCGAAACAAACGTCCGCGCCAAACCCGGACGCGTCCAAAATCGCCGCGACCGTCGGCGCTAGCCTCGTCTTCCCGCCCGGATAACGGAGCGGCGACGCAAACGAAAAACGCGCATTCTCCACTTCTTTTCTCCTCTCGCGCCGCGTTGCGTTAATTCGGGTCGACGTTGCGGAATTTGCCGAAGCGGATTCCGCGCGTCGCTCGTTTTTTCGTTTTGCCGTCGCCGCGTTTTCTTAGGTACTCCAGCGCGGCGATTTGCTCGTTGACGCTAAATTGCTCGACGCTTCCGGCGTCGGTCGCGGCTTTTTTCGGCGACGCGACGCGCTCCGCAAACTCTTTTAATCGTTCGTTTTCCATCGTTATCGTCGTCTCCTTCTCTGTTGAAGTTCCGAAAATGAAACCCGGCGCACTTTCCGCGTCGGGGTCGTTTCGCCCGGCGTCGTCGGAAGTTTTGCGCCGCAAATCGACGCGCCGACGCAAGCGCCGACGAGGCAGTCGAACCAGTGATTGTCCGGACGTCGCATTCGCAGTTTCCACTCGTTGACGCGGCGCCCGGTGCGTTCGTTGACCGTCGGAACGCAGTATTCCGCCGTCAAGTGCGACGCGATGAGGCCGCGTTCGCCGGGGTCGCCGTTAAGCGATAAACAGCCGGGGTCGCCCTCCGGAGTCGCGAGCCGTCCGTGTATGAACGACTTCCAAAAGTTCGCGTCGATAACGGCGTGTCGCGTCGACCGTTTCCCGATCGCGTTCGGAACGCGCCAGTGCAAACCGACGACGTCGCCGCGTTGCGCTTTGTAGTCGCCGAACGCTCGCGACGACGCGCCGACGCCCATCCCGTGCGACGGCAAGAGGTTCGCGCCGAAACGGCTCCGTCGGCAAAATTGGTACACGACGTCGGTCATCTCGCCCCAGTTCGCGTCGATAAGGATTCGATCGTAACGCATTAACGCGCCGTCCTCGCGCTGAACGCCCCGTTCGAAAAGGGTTTCGACGAGCGTTTCGAGCGCTCCCGTCAACGCGCCCTCCAAGCCGGGGATTTTTTGCCGCGCGTCGAACGCTTTTTTCTTCGCGACGTCGCCTAACGTCGGTCGCGCTTCGGAGAGCTGGAAGTTCAGCTTTTTTTGCTCCGGATACGTTCCCCAATCGATTACGACGCCGGTGAAATTCCGCTCCCACGCGACCGACGCCCAGTAAAGGAGGTCTTTGTGTACGTCGATAAAGCCCGTTAAAAGTTGGCTTTCGAGCGGCGCGACGCCCCGTTTGTAGCCGCTCGATTTATTGATAATCGTGATCGCGTCGACCATTCCCTCGCCGCTTTCGTCGATTTTGGCGACCGGCTCGTTTTGGTATTCGCTCAAAAACGCCGTTTCGTCGCGGAACTTGAGGTTCATCGCGAACTGAATCGCCGAAATTTCGTCGTCGTTGAAGCGAGCAGGCCACGATACGACCGCGCCTTCGTCCATCTCTTCGCGATGCAAGCGGTAAAATTCCGTCGCTTCCGAACCGTCGCCGTCGTTGATAAGGTCGGACTCGCGGATTTCGCGGTACTCTTCCCATCGCGCCGTATTTTTCGGCGGCGACTCAAGAAGCCGGTACTTTTCGCCGCGAAATTCGGGGTTACGTTTGCGGTCGAGGAGCCGGTGCGCCACGTCGTCGTCCGCGCCGACCGTCATTGTGATGCAACACGCGATTTTCTTACCGGGGCCCGCCATCCCCAAAATATCCGCCTTAATAATTTGTTCGCGCGAATCGCATTGCGTCGGCGAAAACGCCGATTCGCGGGTTTGCGGGTCGTCGACAAGGACGTGCGTCGGTCGGAGAATGCGCCCGTCGTATCGAGCAAAGGACGCGCCGCGAAGTTCGCTCCCCTCCATTCCGGAACATTGGATAACGACGCCGGACGCCGCCGAGCCCGGAATCGCGGGCAACACGATACGGGTCGCGCCCCACTCGATGCGCGTCGGCTCGCCGCGAAAACGTTGGCCCTTTTGACGATGCGCGACGCGTTCGAGCTTGCGAATCGCGACGCAAACTTCCGGGAAATCGGCGAGTAGGAGCGGGTTCGTTTCCAACCAAACCTTCAGCTCTTCAAGGAGCTTTTGCGCCCGCGCTCCCGACGCGGCGACGAGCATAATGAACTCGGTGTATCCGTACAGCGCCGCCCAAAGGACGAGCAGTTTGTTAAGCGTCGACTTACCGGAGCCGCGCGGCATAACGAGCGCGTAAATCTCGCCGTTGCGGACGACGCGCTCCAACTTCGCGATCACGTTGCGGTGCATCTGCGAAAACGGCTTGTCGAAAACGAACCGGAAGTAGGCGAGGCAGAAGTACATAAACGACTCGCCCGCCCGGCGTTTGCGATCCGGGTCGGCGACCGGCGGGAGTTCGCCGATTTCTTGCGCGGCGCGAACCGACTCCGACGCGCGGTCGCGAGCCGCCGCTTTCGTCGCTTCGTATGAGTCGACGGCGGTTCGCGCCGGAGCGGCTTTTTTCGCGTCGTATTCGAGCGCCAAAAACGCCGCGTATTTGAGGAGGTCGACCGTTTTATCGTCGCCGATATTGTACCCCGCCCGCTCCCGGTCGCGTCGAAGGCGCGACTCCGAAACGCGGGTTCCGGTCGTGTTCAGGAGTCGCAGAAGCTCGACGGGTTTCAGTTGGCGGACGTTCATCGGGGTTCATTCTCGGTTAATCATAAAGGCGACGAAATTCAAAAGCGCGATTTTGCCGTCGGCGTCGAGGAGTCCGCCGTCGCGGGCGATTCGCTCGACGAGGCCGACGTCGACGCGCCGCTTCGAGGCCGCCGACAAGATTTTCGCGAGCGTTTCCGGGGTCAAGCGCGACGCGTCGACGGTCGGTTCCGGCGCGGCGGTCATCGGACGACCTCCGCTTTTTCGCCGCTGAACGCCTCCCAGCGTTGAACGATCGCGTCGCAGTAGTTTGGCGAAAGCTCGACGCCGAAGCAACGCCGCCCGAGCCGCTCCGCCGCGACGAACGTCGTCCCGCTTCCGGCGAACGAGTCGAAAACAACGTCGCCGGGCCGCGTCGAGTTTTGCATTTGCCGCTCGAACAGCTCGACTGGCTTCATCGTCGGATGAACGTCGTTTCGGCGCGGCTTGTCGATTTCGAAAACGGTCGACTGCGACCGCCCGCCGTTCCAGTAGTGCGCCGCCCCGCTTTTCCAGCCGTACAAACAGGGCTCGTGCCGCCATTGGTAGTCTTGCCGCCCCAACACGAGCGAGTTTTTGACCCAAATAAGGCACTCGCGGAGCGTCCAGTCGACTTGCCGGACGGCCTCGCGGAAGTTGCGCCCTTCCGTATCGGCGTGCCAAATGTAGAACGCGGCGCCGGGCCGAAGAACTTCGTTCGCGCGGCAGAAAGCGGAGGTCAGGAACGCGAGGAAATCGGCGTCCGCCATCGAGTCGTTCGCGATTTTGAGCCCGGTCGAGCCGGTGTAATCGACGTTGTACGGCGGGTCGGTCAGGTAGAGGTCGGCGGTCGCGCCGTCGAAAAGCCGCGCGACGTCGCGAGCGTCGGTCGAGTCGCCGCAAAGGAGCCGATGTTCGCCGAGCCGGAAGAGGTCGCCGCGCTTGACGGTCGTCGTTTCCGGAACCTCCGGCGCGTCGTCCGGGTCGGTTAGTCCCTCCTTCGACCCCAAGGCAAGGAGCCGAGAAAGTTCCTCGGCGGAGAAACCGAACGCCGTCGGGTCGAAATCGGCGTCGGCGCTCCGGAGAGCGTCCAGTTCGAGCGTCAAGCGCGGCAAGTCCCAATCGGCGAGTTCCGCCGTCTTGTTGTCCGCGAGTCGGTACTCCCGCGCCGCCTCCGGAGAAAGCCCCGTCGCGACGACGACCGGAACCCGTTCGAGCCCCAACTTCGCCGCCGCCTTCAGCCGAGTGTGCCCCGCCAAAATAACGCCGTCCTCGTCGACGACGAGCGGCGACCGGAACCCGAACCGCCGAATCGATTCCGCGACCGCGTCGACCGCGCCGTCGTTGATTCGCGGGTTGTTTTCGTAAGGCCGCACGTCGCCGAGCGGGCGCAATTCGACCGAAAATTCGCGTAAATCGAGCGGATTCGTCGTCATTTTTTAAGCCTCCAATATCGCCAAAAAGCCGCGACCGTCCCGCCGCGCGCGTTCAAAAAAAAGTCTTTCTCCCCCCCAGCGGGGTTCCCTGCGGCCTCTTCTGTAAGAAAGTTTTGGGGAGTACCTTTTGGGGTTGAAAATCGTACCGTTACCCCCCTTCGGAGGGGGTAGAGTTAGACGCCGCCTAACTTTCGACCTCCCGCCCCTCTCGACGGGTTAAAAGTTAGCCTTGGCTTAGCTTCCGGACAGTCGACGAGTCGAAATGCCTTTCGCAACTTCTTCAAGTTTGGTTCGCTCGTCAAGACCGTCTCGACGCGTCCTTTCTTGACGAGTCGTTTCAACGCGCGGTCTCGGACGCGACGGTCGGTGAACGCTTCGCACCCTCCGACATACTTGACGGCGCGGTTAATCTCTCGCAACGTCGCGCCCTTACGCCCGTAAATCTGCAAGAGCGTTTCAAGCGCGGGCAAATTTCGCTCCGCTCGCAGTTTGATTTTTATTTTATCTTTCACGCTTAGTCTTCCCCTTTCGCCGCCGCAAGCGTCGTGCAATGGCGTCAATTATATGTCCGTCGTTTTAAGACGGACTATAATAGACTCTATTGATAGACGCTCTAGCTCAATGGTTACGGATTTTGATGGTCGCGGATAATATATATAATAGAAAATCCGCGACCATCATTTTCCGCGACCATTGGTCAACCGTCCGCCGGTTCCGAATGCGGCAACGAAAAATAGTATTCTTTCTTAAAATTCCACGCTTCGACGCGCAACGCCGAAAGCGCTTCCCGAATCGTATCGCGAGCCAACAGGTCGTTGTTTTTCGCCGCGACCCAAATTCCGTCGGCGTCGTCGCCCGGCTTGTATTGTCCGCGTCGCACGGTGCGTCCGTGTTCCGGATCGTCGGTTCCGTGTTCCGAAAAATAGTTCAAAACCCAGCGACGCGCCGCCTCTTCCTTCTCTTCCTTTTTACTCTTCTTCGGTTCCGCGTCGAAATCGTCGTCCTTCCCCGCGTCGAAGTCCATATAAAGCTCGCCGTTTGCATCCATCGTCCACTGGAGCGCGTCGACGTTTCGATAATCGAAACAGTTCGACTTGACGCAACGCATCTCCGAATATCCGGGACGTTTGCGCAAACTCCGGAGCAAATACGCGACGCGGGCCGCCGCGATAACGTCGATGGCGCCGATGAACCGGTCTTTCAGCGACGACTTATCGTTCGTTCCGGATTTTCGCAAGTGCGTTACGAGTATCGCGGCAAGGTTGCGCTCTTCGACGAACACTTGAAGCGGGCGCAACACCGCGCGAACGTCGGTTTGTTTGTTCGAGTCGACGCCGTCGCCCCACGCGATCGAAATCGGGTCGACGAAAATCGCGCGGCACGGGACGCCGGTTTTGCGTTCGGTCGCGTCGACGGCGGCGGCCAGCGAATCGAGCCGTTGGAGCGACGGCGGAACAAACTTGCCCGCTTCGGTAAATTCTTCGAAAACGATGATTTTCGATAAATCCGCGCCGAATTGCGCCGCTTTCTTCTTGACGACGCGCGAAACGTCGTCTTCGCCGCGAAACATCAGGACGGAACAGGGTTCGCGTTCCTCGAACGGCTCGTTCGGGAACGGTCGACCGACCGACAACGACGCGGCGAACCAAGCGAGAAGCGTCGACTTCCCGACGCCCGGTTCTCCGCCGACGAGCGAGATTCCCGCCGTCGGGAAATAGCCGGGCCAAATCCACTCGAAATCGCGGTCTTCGTACTCGGCGAGCGACCGAATTTTCACAAAGAGTCCCTCCGACGGCGTTTCGTCCGTTTTTTCCTCTTGCCTTGTTTCGCGGTCGAGGCGGTCGAAAATTAACAAATCGGTTAAACCTTCGGCGCGGCGGTCGGCGATCCAGTCGGCGACGTCGTACCCGGCGCCACGAAAGGTCGGCGGCGCGTCGAAAATTTTGGCGCGAACGTCGAAGCCCGCGTTGCGGAACGCTTCGAGCGTTTCGTCGACCGCCTTCCTGCCCGGCTTGTCGTCGTCGCCGAGAACGACGACCGGAACGCGCGGCAACCCGGAAAGGAAGAGCCGCCAACGCGACGCTTGCGACGAACCGCCCGCGAGCGTCGTCGCGACGCGGCGAGCGCCGGTCGAGCGGAACAGTTCGTTAAGCGCGTCGGCGCACTTCTCCCCCTCGACGACGTAAATTTCGATTAAGCCGAGCGTCGCCTTGAGCGCGCAAGCGTTGTACGGAACGGGTATCGCCTTCTTACCGTCGTTCGGGTCGGGCAAAAGCCCCGCGACCCAGCCGCCGTTCTCGAACCGCTCTTGTTTGAACGTCTTCGAACCGTCGGGACGCTCCGTCCGAACGACGCGCCAAAGACGCTCGCCGCGTTGCGTCTCGTAATAATAAACGTCCGTTCGCTCTTCGCGACGCGGCAGCGCGACGTTCGGCGCGACCGTTGGGGCGTGTCGGGACGCCGAAACGCTCGAATCGCCGGTCGTCGGCTCGACGCCCAAATAATCCGCGACCAAATGAAGCGCTTCCGAGAACGAACAGTCGTTGTACCACTTGACCGCGCTCAAAAAGTCGCCGCTTCCCTCCGACTTGTCGCGGCAGCAGTGCGAGCAGTAAACGCGCCCCCGATCGAACGACGTAACGCGAAACCGCGTCGAACCGCCGCACTTTGGGCAAGGAAATTCGCGATTGTTCCCGGCCAGCGCCGCGTCGACGACGTCCTCCGGAACGCCGCAAAGGTCGTGCAAAATATCGAGCGTTTTCCCCAGCGCGGCCCGCTTAATCGCGTCGACGTCGTACTTCATTTTTCTCTTCGTCCTAATTAATCGCGGCCCCAAAACGCCGACCTTTTTTCATCGCGCGCTTTTTTCGCGGCGCGAACGGCAACGTAACGTTCGTATTCGCCGGGCGTTAAATCGACGTCGAAATCGCGAAAATCGACCGCGACGTCTTGACAAACTCGCTCGCCGTTTCGGCGCAACGAACAAGCGAGGCAAGGCGGAAGCGAGACGCGCCCGCACGTCGGACAGCGTTCCGGCGTCGGCGCCGTCGGCTTCCAAATATCGTCGAGTTCGAGCGCGAGGTTGGAGACGCCGCGTTCGTCGACTCTTCGCAAAACGTCCCGCACGAAGGTATGCGTCGCTCCGATTTTCGCGGCGATATCGCGCGACGACAAACCGAGTTCGCGCAACTTGACGACGCGCTTGACAAGGAGTCGTCGCCGAAGTTCGCGCCCGTCGTTCGGCGAAAAGTCGACGCTATCGCTCGTTTCGTTCGACGGCGTAACGTTCGAATAGTCCATACTGCTTCAGTTTGTTGTAAATCGTTTTTTCGGAAACCCCTAGGACTCGCGCCGCTCGCGCTTTCGTCCCGACGCGTTCGAGCGTTTCGACGATCGCGCGACGCTCGAGGTCGGCGAGCCGCAAGCCGAAAAACGTCGGGCGGACGCGTCGCGTCGACTCGGCGAGCTTCGCCGCGTTCCGAACCGCCTGCAAAAACGCCGCGCGGCGACAAGGCTTAACGAATAGCGCGAACGTCTTGTCGTACCAGCGGTTAAAAAACGGCTCGTCGCAAAGCAGAATCGGCGGCGCGTCGACCGACGCGAAATCGTCGCAAACGCGGTCGGCGGTCGCGGCTCCAACGTTCGTCGCGTCGAAAACGACGACCGGAATCGACCCGACGCGCTCCGGAACCGCTTCGCGCGGCTCGACGCAAAGGACGACGCGCCCGGCGTCGACGAGGCAGTCGCGAATCGTTTTCGCCTCGTTTTGCGACGTCGCGACAAGCAAGACGTCGGCGCGTTCCGCTTCGTCGCTAAACATTCTCATCGTAACCTTTCGCGCGACGCGGAGCCTCGTTAAGCGACGCCGCGACAAACTCGGTCAAGTTCTCGACCGCGAGGAAGCGAACGCGAACGCCGTCGGCGCGATGAAACGCCGAACACAGCTTGTAATACGGGCAAGTCTCGACGTTGAAACCGGGGCAAAGGTCGCAGTCGTCGCACCCCGAGTCGAGCCCGTCGTTCGCGACGCAAAGAAAGACGCCGCCGTCGTTCGTCCGGCAAAGTTCGCCGATTTTCGGCTCTCCCGACGGAAACGCAAACGTTTTATTCTCGGGCTCTTGGAAGTCAAGCGTCGTGTCGGTAATCATTCGTTTTTCTCCTTTTTCCGTTTTCTTCGACGAGGGCGGCGCGAAAACGCCTCCGTCGTCGCCGTCTTCCCCCGCGCAAGTTCCCAGCGTTCGCGAATTTCCGGCGCGACCCAACCGTATTTCCGAATCAAAACCGATTCTCCGGACGCGCCGAACGTCCACTCCGCCCGCGTCTCGCCGTAGCGTTCGCAAAGCGTCAACCAGTCGCAAGCGTAATCGAGCGCGGCGAGTTCGGCGTCGGTCATTCTTCGCCTTCCTTTCGTTGCGCCTCGACTGTTCTTCGCGTCGAAACGAGCGGCGCGTTCAACCATTCCGGCGGGTACGTTTTCAACAGCTCGACGTATTCGCCGAGCGTGATATTCGGGTTGTTGCGTTCGAAAATCGCGACGATATCGGCGAGCGTCGCGGGTTCCGGTTCCGCCGTTTCAAACTGTCGCGGGGCAATTTCACGGCGTCGCAAACCGTCGAACGCGACAAATTCGATAACGACGGCTCCGAGCGCGGCGCCGAGGACAAAACCGAACAGCCCGCAAACAAACGCAATTCCCGACAAGTCCTCTTTTTCAGCTTCCGACGTTTTCATTGCCATTGGCGCGCTCCCGTCTTCCATCGCGTAGAATCTTCGATAAACGTTACTTGAACTTCTTTGTCGAAAAGCGGTTCGACGATAACGCGCGGTCGCCAAAAATCGGGGTCGTTTTTAAAGTCGCTCTCATCGATTCCCGATTTTCGAAAGTGAAGGCAACGAGGCACGTTTTCGTTTTTAATTTCTTCGGAAAACGTCCAATAAAAAACGCCGTCGCACCAGCTCCGTTGTAGCCACGCTAAAACCGCAACCATCCCGAAATGGTCGAGCGCGCGATGAATCCCCATTAGGACAAATTCGGGCGCGTCTTTAAACTCGACGACGCGCCGTTCGGACGCCGTCGAAATCGCCGCGTCCAACGCGTCGATTTCCGCGCGATATTTGGCGTAACAGCCGCCGTAGGGATTCCAATACCCTTTGAGTCGAAGGTAAAGTTTTTGAGGCTCGTTCATTGCGTTTTCCTTTACCGTTTATCGCGTTAAGTCCATTTTGCCCCGCAAGATTTCGCGCCGACGACGGCGTTCTTGAATCTCGGCGTCGCTCGGTTGCGGGAGGACGAACGTTACTCGTTTGCGTCCGTTTCGCGCGTTCTCGACGATAATTCGCGGTCGCCAAAACGTCGACTCGTTCGTGATCGAGCGCGGAATTTCGCTCCCCGACGAACAACGAACCCAAACCAAGTCGCCGCGTTCCTGGGCTCGGTGGGAACGCGACAAGACGGCGTTTTTCGTTTCGACGTCGCAATCGCCGAGAATCCAAGAGTTAACCTCGACGCCGACTTTCAAAATCGCGTCGACGTTCGACGCGATCGCCGCGAACGCTCGCAACGCGTCGACAACTTGGCGCGGAATCCCGGCGATTCCGTATGCGAACTCGCCGCGTTGCGTCAACGCCGTTTCGAAACCTCGAAGAGCCGAGTCGAACGGCGCGAAATCAAAACGCGGAAAGAGCTTTCGCGCGAACTCCGGAGCGGTCAATTCGGTCAAGTCTTTCACTTTGCGTCCTTTTCGTTCGATAACGAAACGTTTCGCCGTCGCGAAGCGGCGAAACGCTTGTTTTTCAAGTTTTACCGTCAAAAATCGACGTGCAAAATCCTTCGCTTGTCGCCAAGTTTTCTAACCGCGAATAATCGGCAAATTCCGCCGAAGCTCCGCAAGAAATCTTGGTTGACGAACATTTCGTCGACCCAACCGCCGTTAAACGACCTGTCGACGCGAAGTTCGCGCTCTTTTTTGATGAACGCGCAACGCTTGTCGGCAAACGGGATAGCTTCGGACGCCTTGACAAGCCGCGTGGAACTATCCGTCGAGAGAATCTGCGCGATTTCGTCGAGGAGCGGCGACGAGTTCAGCGCAAACCAGTCGAGCGCGGCGAAAACGAAACGGTCGTCAAGGTTCCCCGGTCGCATCCAACACTCGCCGCCGTGAAGCGCGATTCGGTCGACGGCGCCCATAAACGCCCGCGCTTCGTTGGTTTCGAGCGCTTCCGGTTTGTCGGCGAAAAACTCGCGGCAGAACTCCTGAAAGGTCGTCCCGGAGCGAAAATACTCGACTTCGCTCGTCATTTCGCCGCCTCCTTCTCCGGTTCGATTTCCGGAACGTGCAACACTTCCTTCTTGACGTAAGTCGCGATTTCCAAAGTAGTAGCGTCCCAAACGCTGAACTCAAGGTCGTCGCTGTTCCACACGAAAATTTCGAGCTTGCCGTTCTTGACGCGGGCCGCTTCGACGCGTCGCCCGTCGGCGGTCGCGACGATCGCGCCGTCGCATACGGCTTGCGTGATTTTCACCGCGATATTTTTGAGTTGCTCGGGAGTTTGAGCCATCGTTAATTCCTTTCGTAAAAGGGGTTAAATTTCGACGCGTCGTTTCGACAACTTGCCGAAGAAGCGTCTTGCGCCGTCGATTCCGAGTTGTTTTTCGGCCTCGAGAAGGCGCGTTTCGTTCACCAAGTTCATACCGCGCAAGAGTTCCGCCTCGGAGCGCGAAAGTCGAACGGCGTAAAGGTCGTGTTCCTCGAACGCGGCGAACGCGTCCGGGAAAAGAGGCGCGACAATTTCCGACGCGATCGCCGACGCGTAACGCCGGATTTCGTATTGCGCGGCGTCGTCGAGTCGCAAACGAAGGAAATTGAACAGGTTGCGCAAGTCGATTTTCCAATAGGCTTCGGTGTAAGTCGAAAGCGGAAGTTCTTTTCGCGCTTGCTCGCGAATGACGCCGCGACGCAAACGCTCCGTATAGACGGTTTCGAGCGCCGCGCAAGCGTCGTATTCGAGTTCGCCGAGTTCGTCGCAAACCTCGGGGGGAAGCGGTTTTCCGTCGACGCCGCGCCACTCGTTGCAAGCGCTTTGAAACGCCAAATCCGAATCGACGTAACGTCCCGACGTCTCCTGCGCGCTCGCCGTTCGATGGCGCAACCATTGGCGAAAAACGTAAATCGGCGCCCGAACGCGGAATTTCAGTTCCGCCATCTCAAAGGGGCTCCAATGTCCCATCCGAGCGAGCGCGAACAAAAGGCGACGCGTTTCGTCGGCGTTCCCGCGCCGACCGTCGCGACTGATTCGCGCGGCGTCGACGATCGCGCCGTCGTCCCCCATCGCGTCGACGACGCGGACGAAACCGTCGTCGAGAACGCGGAACTCGCGTCCCTGCAACGCGTTAAGCAACGCGACGTTCGTTGGCGGAACGGGACGTTCGGCGGCGGACAGTTCGCGATACGGAAATTTCTCTTTCACGGCGTTTTCTCCTCGCCGCGACGAAAAGAACGGTCGCGGCTTTTTAAGTCGTTATAGCTTACTCGTTTAAAGCGGAGGAGTCGCCGACGTTTTCTTCCGACGTCGACGCTTCTTCTACTTCCGGCGCGTCCAAAATTTCCGTTTCGTCGATTTCCGGAAGCGGGTCGGGTTGTAGGAGCGTTTCCGTCGCGTCGAGCGTCAGACGAATCGCTTCGCCGTCGACGAGTTCGCGCGGTTCGAACGCAACCGGAGTCGCGGCGGCCTTCACCTTCGCGCCGATTTTTTCGAGGCAAGCGACAACCGTCGCGTTCGCCATCGCTAAGTCCGCCTCCGTCCAAGCGTCTTCCGACCACGCGGTAAAGATCGCGAGTCGAGCGCCCGACGGAACGCTTTGAATCACAACGTTTTTTTGTGCGAGAATCGTTTCTTTCATCGTTCTATCCTTTGTCAAATTCTCGTTTAAGCGCGTTTTCGAGCGCGCCCAAACGACGCGTTATCGTCTCTTGTTTTGTTCCGGTCGCGACGGCGATTTCCGCGTCGCTCAAACCTTCGCCCCAGCGGAGCGTAAGCCAAAGCCGTTCCTCGGCGTCGCAAATCCGACGCGCCAAGACGGCGGTTTCGTCCTTGTTCATCGCGGCTTCCTTGCCTTTTAAGTCGTTTTGTTATTTTGGGTTATCCAACGGAAAACGTCGCGTTCTCTAGAACCGGCGTTTCGACGTTCGGCACAATTCCGTCGCGCGTCAGCGTCCAGTCGGTCGGCTTTTTGAACGACCCAACCGCCGCGCCGGTGTAGTAATACGCGTAAGTCGGCGCCGCGTCGCCGACCCAAACGGAAACGTAACGGGTCGGCGATCCGAAAAACGGGAACGCTACTCCCGCCACCTTGACGACGCTTTCGAGCCGAACGCGGTAATGATTCCAGCCGGGCGTCGCGTTCGCGTCGACGAGAGACGGATACGACGTCCCGTCCCAGTCGAGCGTTTTTTCAAAAACACCAGCCGTTTCGTCGGTTACGCGCGATTCGGTCGAGTAAATTTCTTGATATTCGCCGGAGGTTTCGCCGTCGGGCGCGACGTAGCGGTCGACGCGCCACGAATGTTCGTCGGTCGCGAAAGGGCCGTTCTCGTCGGTAACAGTTTCGGCGCCGCCGACGAGGGGGAAAACGACGTAATTTCGCAAAACAACGCGATTCAACGCGTCGACCTTGGACGCCCATTTCAAAACGTCGGGGTCGATCGCGATTAGCGTGTCGTTGTTTTGGTAGTCGTATTCGGAAACCGGAACGCCGTTAACGGTCGTTTCAGGGGTAAACTCCCACTCCCCGTTAAACGGGAACATAACGAGCGTAATCTTGTTGATAGAACCGCCTTTGTCTATCCAGCGCTTGACGTATATAACGTCCGCCCCGTCGGGGACAACCCCTATAAACACAGGGTTTCGCTCCGTCGAACAAGGCCGATAAGCGACGCGAAACGACGAGGCGTCAACATTCGATAAACTCGACGTCATTTTGCTCCTCCCTGCCGAAACAGTCGCCGCGCCCCTTCGATAAAGTCGCGCGAGTCCTTGAAATCCAAGCAAATTCCGACGTTCGACGAAAATCCGCGAATATCGACAAAAGCGTCGAATTGCCCCAAGGCGATTCCGGTAAGCTCGCCGGTTTCCGCGTCGAGCGCGGCGCCTCCGCTGTCGCCCGGTCGAAGAAGACCGTTGAATCCGACGCAATGTCGAGCGAGCGCCGTCCAAGCGCTATCCGGCGCCGGCTCTTTGGCAAGGCATCCGTAGCGCAAGTCGAGCGCTTGCCCCGACTGAAGCGCGAACCGGTCGCCTTTCGCGCTCGAACCCCAACCGGCGATATATCCCCATTCGCCCAATTTTACGTTTCGCCCCGAAACGACGAGCGGTTCGGCAACGTCGCGCGGCGCCGGGAACGCCGCGTCGAGCGCGACGAGATCGCGCTCGTTCGAAAAAACAAGCGCGCCCGCCGGGGTTTGGCGCGGAGCGCAACCGTCGCCGTCGAAGAAGTTTAAGAGCGCCCAAACCGAATTCTTCAAGACGTGCTTCGCGGTCAACCACAAGCCTCGCGTTTTCCCGTCGCGTTCGCAAACGTCGATAAGACAAGCGCTCCCGTAAGCGACTCCAAGCGAAAACGAATTTTCCTTACCTTCGTTCGGCGTCGCGACGACGCGCGTCAACGGCGCGACCGCGCGTCGTATCTTTTCGGGATTAATCATTGCGTTCCCTTTCCTTGCCGCGTCGCTTTTTATCGAAATCGCGTTTTTTCGTAAAGAGCGACGGCGGTTTTGAGCAAAATTGGCGATTTTCGTTAAAAGCCGAGAAGCGGCCAAACGGCGTTGAGAATCGCGTAACCGGCGATAGCGATCGCCGCCAAACGCCAAAAACGAAAGGTTTGCCGTGTTTCTTGCAACTCGGCGAGCCAACGAGCCGCGTCTTTGTTCGCGGCCTCGGCGCTCCCCTTCGCGCGTTCGATCAGCTTGTCGCACTCGGTAACGACGTACTTGTTTTCGGCGGTCAATTTCGCGACGCGTTCTTCCAGCTCGACGTTTTGCTTTCGCGTTTCGTCGAGTTCTTTGTTAAGCCTCGCGATTTCCTCGGTTTGCGAAACGACGCGCGTTCCTTTTTCTAGCATAATCTTAACGCCGTCGGAGCAAATCGCCGGTTCCCAACCTTTCTCTTTCGCTTGCGGCGCGACCGCCTTGACTTCCGGCGTTTCGGACTCGGCTTTTTTCGTTTTGTTTTTGCTCATTGTTCTTCTCCTTCAATGCAGGACGCGGCGTCGCAGGGCTCGACGTAAGTCTTGACGACGTTAACGCTTTCGGTTTGGATTTTCGCATAATCGTTGAACATTTTCGACGCGACGTAATTTCCCGCCGCGAACCCGAGCGGAATCGCGGCAAAGACGCAAAAAGTAACCAAAAACGTTCGCGCGTAAACCGCGAAATCGAGCAAGCCTTCTTTAAGTTCGCGCATATTTAACTCCTTATAAACTCTGTTGGGCGAACAGTTAGCGACCGACGGGAGCGGAAACCGAACTCGCGCGGTAGCGCGGGCCCGGAGCGCCCGGCGGCGCCTAAAACGGGATATCGTCGTCGTTTAGGACGTATTGGTCGCAAGCGTTTTCGTGCCCGCCGACCTCGCACTCGTACGCCGCGCAGTACCCGAACGAATAGTTCAGGCACCCGGCGCAGACGCCGTAAATCGCGACTTTTTCGCGTCTTATCGTCGGACGCGGTTTCGGCGTCGGCTCGACCGCGTCGTCGTAATCGTCGAATCCGTCGAACGAACTCGCCGCGTTTACTTGTCGAAGCGTAAAGTTAGGCGTTTCCGACGTTTCGAGCCATTCGATTTCCGGAAACTTTTTGCCCGGCTTGCGCGTCGCTCGAATGCGAAGCGGCGTCGCCAACGCTCCGGCGTTCGCGTAATCGGCGGCGGCGCGAGCGGTTTTCGGCGGCGTCGAGTTCGACTTCGCCCGCCACCATTCCTCGAATCGTTGACGCATCCAGCCGACGTGTTCAACGCAACACCATTCGCGAACGTACTTATGCGGCGCGATTTCATACGAAACTTGGAGCGTGCGCGGCGTTCCGGGCGGCGCCCCTTTCTTCTCGTGTTCCTCATAGTACACGGCGTCGACGTCGTATTCGAGAATCGAACCTTGGTCGACGAGGTCTTCGTCGGACGCGTGGGACGACGCCTTGTCGTCGCGTTTCGGCGCCGGGAACAACTCCCCGCACTCGGGACAAGCGGTATGACCGCAAGCGACGATAGCGCAACAGTTCGGGCATTCGCGCCCCTTGTTTTTCCCGTCCGTTTTACCCCGCGTCGCAACCGTCGGCATATCGATCGGCCCGAGCCGAACGACATTTTGACCGTAGTCGAGAACGAGGCAGTCGGTCTTGTCGGGCGCGAGTCGCAAGCCCCGCCCAACCATCTGCTGGTAAAGCCCGACCGAGTTCGTCGGTCGAAGCAAAACGACGCAGTCGACGTTCGGCGCGTCAAAGCCCGTCGTCAAAACGTTTACGTTGACGAGGTATTTAAGCGACGGCGTTTCGCGTCCGAGCAAGTCGACGACCGGCTTCGAGCGCTTGAAATCGTCGATAATCGCGGCGCGTTCGTCGGCGTTCGTTTCGCCGGTTACGATCGCAACTCTCGCCCCCGAAAAGTCTTTGAGCGACTTTTCAACTCGCTTCGCCGCGTCGACCGACGGGCAAAAAACGAGGACTTTTTTGCGCTCTTTCGTCAGTTCGACGATCTCCGCGCACGCGCTTTCGAGGACGTTCTTCCCCTTCACCAGCGTGTCGACCTCGGACGCGACGAACTCGCCGCCGCGAATGTGAAGTCCGGAGACGTCGAACTTGCGCCTCCCTCCGCGCGACTTGAGCGGCGACAAGAAACCTTGCGCGATAAGTTCCCTAACCCCAACTTCGTAAACGATTTCCGTCAAAAACCGGTCGGGCCCGCAAATCCAGCCGCAACCGAGGCGATACGGCGTCGCGGTCAAGCCGACGAGTCGAACGTCGGGGTTGACGCGTCGGGCGCCCTCCAAAAACGTGCGGTACATTCCGTCGCCGGAATCCGGTATGAGGTGCGCTTCGTCGACGATTATCAGCTGGAACGGCCCGAGTTCTTCGGCGCGTTGGTAAACGCTTTGAATCCCGGCGATTACGATTTGCGCGTCGGTCGTGCGTTCGCCGAGTCCCGCCGAATAAAGCCCGACCGAAACGCCGTCGACCTCGGCGGAAACGCGCGTAAACGCCTGTTGCAAAAGCTCTTTCACGTGCGCCAAAACGAGCGCGCGTCCGCCGAACTTCGCGACCGTTTTACACAGCGTCGCTAAGGCCGGCGTTTTTCCCGCGCCCGTCGGCAAGACGACGCACGGCGCCCCGGTTTTGTTGTTCCGGAGGTACGTCCACACCGTGTCGACAGCTTCCTTTTGATACCAACGCAGTTCCATCACTTGACGCTAAACTCTTGCCGCGTAACGACCGCGTCGCCTTCGAGCGGGATAATCGTTACTTCGAGAACGTAGTCGCCCGCGTCCGGCGTCGCGACGTTTTGCGAACCGTCGACAACATATAACACGTTGTAGCCGATTTCGTCTTTCGTCCAGCGCGGGTCGTCGACAATGCAACTTTCTTTGACGCAACTTAGCGGAATTTCGACGTTTGCGTGTCCCGGCACGGCGTTTTTAATCCGTTCGCCGGAGTATTTCGCGCCGAGTTTGTAAATCGTGTACAAAATCTTACTAAGTCGCGCCGCGACGACGAGTTCGTCGGTCGACGAGTCGTTCAAGCGCAGGCGGATTTTCGGCGTTTCGCCGCGAACGAAATATTCGGACATCGCTAAAATCTCCAAAACGGCGACGAACGGCGGCTCGTACTCGCTCGACAAAACGTCGTCGTAAGTCGCAAAGATATGCAAACGCTCGGATTGAGGTTCCTTGACGATTTTTTGCGACGGAGAACCTTCGGCGTCGACCGCGACGACGCGCCAATATTTGGCCTTCGCGTCGACGAGCGTCGTAAACCGCGTTCCGTCTCCTTCGAGCGTCGCGACGCGAGTCCAATTTCCCGCGTCTTCCGAATACTCGACCGCGTAAGCAACTCCGGCTTCGGAAACAAAAGTCGCTTCCGATTGCGTGAAGTGCGCGTAAACCTTGAATCCTTCAAACTCTTCATAACCGGCGTAAACAAGCGCGCCGGAGTCGTAAAGTTCCGCCGTTACATTGTTTCCGTCGGTATCGAGAATAACGACCGCGTTCGGATACGCGATCTCAACAGTCGCGCCGGAGGTTAAATCGTAATCGGTCAGGGTGATAAATTCGGCCATTATTCGGGTTCCGTCGGTTGTTTTGACGTCGCGTCGACGACGAGGGAAGCGAGGCGCGGCAGGTCGTCGAGACGGCAAACGACGACCCACTCGCGCCGATTCTTGCGATGCGCAACCACCGGGAGAAGGTCGGCACCCGCGTCGCAAGTCGCTTGGTCTAAGGCTTTGTAAAGGTTGAACGCTTCGACGCGTTTGCACTCGATATGAACGCCGGGCAAGTCGGCGACGACGTCGGGCGAATCGGGCGAACCGCAAAACTGTTGTCCGCGCCGCGCTCCGACGCCGAGAACCCGCGTCAGTTCCTTAGCGAGTTCGCGTTCGCCGCAAGCCCCCTTCCGTCGCGACTTAGCGCCCATCGCTCGCCGCTTCCGCCGCGAAGACGGGCCGCGCGTCGGCGTCGGCGTAAATCTCAGCGTTACAACGCGCCGTTTCTTCCGGCTCGTCGCCGACTTCGTCGTCGGTTTCGTATTCGTCGACCTCCTCGAAGCCTTCTTCCAAAAGGTCTTCGAGCGCGACCGGCGCGGCGTAAACGTTCAAATTTTCGATGTTAATGGTAACGTTCATCGTTCGGTCTCCCGTTAGTTGCCCCAAAACGGCGCGTCGGTCGCGGCGGCTTGCGGCGGTTGTTGGTACTGTTGCGGCGGTTGTTGCGGCGGCGCGTAGTTTTGCGCCGGTTGCGGCGGATACTGCGGCGCCGCGTAGGCTTGCGGTTGCGGAGTTTGCGGCGGAACGGCGTTAAGCGACGGCGTTTGCGTTACTTGCGATTGCGGCGAACGCGGTTCGTAGCTCTTAATTTCCGTTACTTGGTTCCCGTTGAACTCGGTCAAAATCGTGGTCGCGACGAACGGGATGTTATGGAGTTCGCGCGTATCCTCCCACGTTTCCTTGCCGCAGGCGAGCCCGAGCGATTTCAGGCGCTGACGCGCGATGTCGACCGCCGTCTGATTGTTGTTGCGGTAGTTAATATTTTCGCCGAACGTCTGTCCTTTAAACTCGCCTTCCAAAACGAGATAAGTGAGATAAAGTCTACTCCCTTGCTGGTCGCGCGTCGCGACGTCTTGCTCGCGCGTTACTGCGACGACATATCGTCCCGGCGGCAAAATCGCGCCGCTACCCGTATATTCTTGCGTTTTTTGCAAATTGAAGTCGATTCTCATTTGCGTTACTCCTTACGTTGCAGTTGGTTCTGATAAGCGGCGATCGCGCTCAAAACGGCGTTCGCGTCGAGCGGAAGCGTTTCCGGAAGTCCGTAGCGACATTTCGCCGATTGCGTCGCGGACGGTTGCGACTTAACGACGCGCTCCCCGCCGTCCTTTCCTTTCGCGGCGCCAAATTCACGCGTTCCCAGCAAGACCGCGTCGGCGAACTCCGCGAAAAGCGAGTATGCGCGCTTGTGAAGTCGCGGCGCAAGTCGCGTAAATTGATTGGTTTCGGGGTCGGTAACGGTCTCGATGGAAGCGTGCGCGGTGAAGACGATCGCCATATTCCGCTCGTTGCGGAGTCGGGCGCAACGCTCCAAAACTTGCGACCAATACGACAAGGCGACGACGTAGCCTTTGCCGTACCCGCCTTCGACTTTCTCGATGTTTTTCACCTTGTAGTCGTCGCAAAGTTTCGACCAAAGGAGGCGTTCGGCCCAGTCGAGCGAGTCAATCACAACCGTTTTAAACTCGTGCTTTTGCGTCAAGAGCATATCGAGCGCCGCGACGATTTCGTCGAACTTTTTCGCGACCGGAAACGACGCGCAGTCGATATTGTCGAGCCCGTCCTCCGTCGGAATGAACACCGCGCCCGGAAAGCCCGCCGCGAAGGTCGATTTTCCGATACCCTCGGAACCGTAAATCAAAATACGCGGCGGTTTAACGCGAACGCCGCGCGTAACGACTTTGTTAATGTCAAGCGTCATATTGCAGAATCCTTTCTCCTTCGTAACCGGTTGGAAAAACTCGCGTATCCCAACACTCTAACAGGCGTTCAATATCGCGTTCGTTCGCTTCTTGCGCGGCGTCGAGACCGGCGAGGCGGTAAACGCACGTCGCGTAAGGCTCGCGCTTTTCGGTCGCGATAATGTATACGTTAAACCGTTGGCCCGTCGCGATTTCAACGAGGGCGCGATAGAACGCGAGTTGACGCGAATAACCGTAAATCCGCGCGTCGCGTTCAAAAAATTTGAGTTGGTCGCACGTTTTGAAGTCGACCAAAACGCCGTCGTCGCGGAGCCAGTCGCACCGGATTTGGCAGTCGACGCCGCAGTACTCGCCGCGAAAAACGAGTTCGGGACGTCCCGTCGCAAGGAGCCGCGACGCGTCGACGTTCTCGTAAACGGAACGACGCAACGTCCAGCACAGCTCGATTTGCGACTCCGTCAACACCGTTTTCGGGCCGACCGACGCGACCCATTCTTTGTACGTTTTCGTCGTCGCGCCGAACTTCTCGCCCGTCTTCGGGTTGACCGGAGCGCCCGCGTCGGAGACGTACAGCCTCTTGAAAACGTCTTCGCCCTCCAAAACGAGCGTGTGCGCGGCGCTCCCGAACTCGAACGCGGCGCCGGACGGCTTCGGCGCGAGCCCGACGCGGCGTCGATAAAAAAGGCGCGGCGACTCGGCGAACGTCAACAGCGCGTGCGACGTCAAGTAATCGTCTCGTTTCGCGTGGTAAACTTCGGCGGGCTCGACGATAAAATTCTTCAACAAGTCGTTTTGCTTGACCATTTAGACCGTCTCCTTAGCGACGCGTCGCGCCGCGCTTTTCATCTTGCGAATTTCGTCGCGAATCGTCCGCGTCGAAAGGCGGGTAACGGCGGCGATTTGTCGCGGCGACAACCCGTCGGCAATGGCGCGATAAAGTTCGCGATGAAGCGGTTTCAACGCTTCGAGCGCGACCGCCGCGTATTGCGTCGGAGCCGGTTTCGCAACGACGCCCTCCGAATCGAGCGAAACGACTTTTCGTCGCGCGTAGTACTTTCGGACGGCTTCTTTCGCCGCGATCGAAACGATCGACGCGATATGGTTGCGCGTCGCAACCGCTCGCAACGCCTCGGCTTCCGTTTCTCCCGCTTCAACGCGTCGCGACGCCGCTTTTCTAAGCGCGACGAGCGCGGCAAGGCGAACCTCTTGCGTCAACTCGTCGGCGTCCGGCCCGCGAAAACGAGCCGCGACAACGCGACGCGTCGCTTCGAGGAAATACGCGTTTAAGTCGCGTTCTTGTAAAATTTCGTTCAGTTTCATCGCTTGCTTCCTTGCGTTTATTTCAAACACGTCGTTTCGTCCCTAAAACGACGCGCTTTTTTCGACAAAAAAATCGGCGAGACGCAAGCCCCGCCGATTCGCGATTTATCGAATGAAAATTTTCGGGTTTTTCACGTTTTTTAATTCCGCTTTAAAATTTGCTCCGCTCGGTCGAGCGCAAATTCGCGCAACGCGACGCTAACCGGCAGTCGGTCGTCGGGATCGACGGCGCGCTTGGCCTGCGCAAGCGCAAGCGCTTCGTCGGGGGTAACGTAAAACGTCATTTTGATACTGCGTTGGAGCGTTTTTTTGACGCGCGGTCGTCCGGGTTTTCTCGCCATAACTTGCCGACTCCGTTCGTTCTAGGCGACGCCGCGCGTTCCGTCGCGCGGCTTGGTTGTCGTTTAACTCGTTACGCCGCTTCGTTTTCCGGTTCCGGCGTTTGCTCCGCGAGCGCGGTCGTAAACGCGTTGGCGTATTTTGCGAGCCACTCGAACTGCGCTCGGCTTAACGTTCCTTTCGCTTTCCATCGCGCCGAAATTTTCGCAAGTTCCGCTTCGTCGAACCCGTCAGGCAACTCGGGCGCCGTCGGATAAAAACTCACAATCAACTGTAGGAAACGATTGACTTGCGCTAAATCCGCCTCAGTCGGCGCGTTCTCCCGGTCGACCGTCTCGAAGTAACGCCGGAGCGTTGACGCTTCCTCTTGTGTAAACGCCTTTTCGACGCGCCACTTCGTCGCGATTTTCGCGAACGTTTCGGCGTCGATTTCCTCCGGAGAATTCGGCGCGAGAAGCCGCGTTTCGACCGCGCGAATCGCCTCCTCGATTTCCGCCTTGATTTCCGCGTTGCGCTTCTGCTTTGCCTTGTCGCCGCTCGACTTGCGACGCTTTTCGCGCTTCGCGGCGAGTCGGGCCGCCTTCTCTTCTTCCTCGCGCTCGATCGGCTCGAAAATCGTCCGGAACGCCGCTTCGATCGCCGCGACGGCCTTCTTGCTCAAGCCGTCTTTCTTGTCGCGACTTTCGCCCTCGTTCAGCCAGTCGCTCAGCTCGCCAAGCGTCGTAAAGCTCCAGTAAACGTTGTCGTAAACGCTTTTAGACAGGAGACATTCGAGCGCGTCGACGCTCGCGCCGCGCCAATTTTCGCGCGTGAGGACTTCGAGCGGAGCGACCGATGCCCGGCGCATCGCCACGAGCGTGTCCGCGACGTTCCCGCCCCGTTCGAGCGCGTCGCTCGCTTGACGCGCCGTAACCTGTTCGGCGATGCGAAGCAACGGACGGTCATCGCGGTCGTTGAACTGGTCGGCGCCCTCGCGAGTGTATTCGCGGCGCTTGTCCTCGAGAGCTTGCCGCCGTTTTTTCAAGGTTTTAGCGATTTCCTTCGCCAACGCCTCCATCTTCGCGCACTCGACTTCTTCTTCTTCGATTTCGCGAATTTTGCGCTCCCAAGCGCGAAATTTCTCCGTCAGGTCGACCGGTTCGCTTTCGTCGTCTTCGTCTTCAACGTCTTCGACACGAAGCTCTTCGGCGTTCGTCTCAACGAGTCGTACCGAGTCCGCCGACAACGAAAGTTCGCGTTCCGGTTCCGCGTCGAACGACGTCGCGTCGTCGCCGTAACTCCCGTCGGCGTAAACGGCGGCGACCGTTCGTCCGTCCGCGCGAGACGGGCCGTCGCAAACGCAATTCCCGCAATCGAAGCCTTTATTGCCGCAAAGTTCGCAACTCAGACAGTGTTCGTCCGAGCGCGGCGCCGCGTCGAACGGAACGAACTCGAACGTTCCGTCGACGTTCGTAAAACGATAAAGCGTCCCGACTTGCGGTTCGAATTTTTCGGCGGAATTGAGTTGGTCGACGGTTTCGATAGCGGCGGTTTTCACGGTCATTTGTTCGTCCTTTTTTCGGGGGGATTTTTGGGTATTCTTGGTTTTTTGGGCGCTTTGTTGCCCGACGGTCGCCGCGTCGACGCGGAAATCACCGCCTTCGTCGACGTCGGGCAACGCGTCGGGGTCGGTCTGAATCGCGCGGAACACGGTCTCGTGCATCGCGCAATATTGGGGGCAAACGGCGCCGTTAAGCGCGCAATCCCGGCATTTATCGTCGGTCGACGCGCAAACGTCGCGTTTGACGCATTCGACGAGCGCGACCGCCGTTTCGTCCGGAGCGTCGCGTCGGGCCGTCGTAATAAAAAAGCGTTCGCCGGGCGTCGGCGCGAAAATTTCTTCTTGCGGAAATTGAGTAAAATCAAGGCGTTTCATTGTCTCTTCGTCCTTTCGTCGCACTTTGCGTCAAGCCGTCGCGACGGCGTGTTTTTGCAGTTCTCGAAGCGCGGCGCGGATTTCGAGCGCCCTACACCGCGCTTGGCAGGCGTCGGCGATTCCGCACTTTCGAGCGACCCGTTTCGCGAACGCGTCGAGGTCGAGTTTGAGCGTTTCGGGCTCGAAACCGTCGGCGGCGGCGAGGAGTTCGTCGAGCGTTCGCGGCGCTTCGTCGACCGGTTCCGGTCGCGACGCAACCGGTTTTATCGTCGGGTTTGCGCGTTTCGGTTCCGGCTCGTCGACGAAGCGCGTCGGCGTCCAAACCCACCCGGCGTTCTCGAAAATCCGCTTGACACGAAGCCCAAGCCCGCGCCAGATTTCGCGCGAACCTCGCTGAAAACGCGTCCCGCGCGTCTCGTCGTACAAGGCGCGGTCGGCTTTCGCTTCGGCGATCAGCGCCGACGCGGCCCGCCAGTCGAACCCGCCGAGCCGCAAAACAACCGCCGCCGTCAGCCGGTCGACGAGGTCGGCGTGAAGCGTCGGCTCCCAAACGCGCTCGACGATTTTGGCTCGCAACGCCGCGACGCGCGGGTCGGCGAAATCGACGCGGCGCCGAACGTCGTTGGTCGCGGGCCTCTTCGCAACCTCTTCGCAACAAAAAACTTCCGGCTGGTTGTTTGTTTTATTAATAATATTTTTATTAATATTATTTTCCTCTAAAGACGCCGTTTCGAAACGCGGTTCCTTCGCCGTCGCCGAAAGCGCGTTAACCGTTTGTTTTCCCGTGACTTGCGCCGCGCTACCGGTTTCATTACGAACTTCGTTACCGGTTTCGTTACCGATTTCGTTACAAAACTCGGAACGAGATTCGTCGGCGTTTTCGAGGAGGTCGAGAAGTGGCGTCGGACGTTTGCGCGGCGCCCGTTCGCGGATCGTCGGGAACGGCGCGTAAACGAAAAGGTCGAAAACACCGCGTTCGTCGCGGTCGTCGCGCTCGACTAGCCCGTCGTCGACGAGCGATTTAAGCCGAGCGCGGACTTGCGGTTCCGTCAACGTCGCGCCGTAACGAGCGCAAAGCGCGACGAGCTTTGAAATCGTCAACGAACGCGCCAAGCCGGGCGCCTCGCCTAACTCTAACCACAACGCGAGATAAAGCGACTCGCGCGAACCGCTTCGCATCACCAGCGCGTAAAACGGATTCTCCATTGTTTGCCCTTTGCCTTCGTCCGGAAACGTTAAAAAATCGGCTTCGAACGTCGCTCGAAGCGGTTGTAAGTCGCGGGATTGTAGTAGTTCGCGCGTCTTCCGCGAGCCGTAAGTTTCGGCGAACTCGGCGAACGTCGTCGCCTTGAAAAAACGTTGTTGGTTGCACCACCGCGCCAAGTCGACGAAAACCGGCGCGAACGGGTCGAGCTTATAGTTTTCGTGCCGCATTAAATACGGGTAAATCCGGTACTCCGCCAACACGGCAAGTCGTTTGAAAACGTCGCTTAACTCGTCGACGCCGCGCTTGTAAAAGCCCGTCAGGACGTAAGCCCGCGACGTCTTGGAACACTCGGCGCGGAAGTTCTCGGCTCCGCGTCGGAACGCCCGTTCGTCGGCGATATTGTCGAACGCGAACATTATTTCTTTCCAGTATTTAGCGCGTTCGAGAACCGCCGCTTTTCGCCGACTGACCAGCCGAATGTCGAGCCCTTGGCGGTACGCGAACCGCTTCCCGGTCGCGGCGAGTTCGTCGAAAATTTCGGCCCAATCTTTGCATCCGAAAACGTTGTCGTCTAACAGGATAACGTAAGGTCGCGACAAGTCAAGGAAATTCTCGACACGATCCCAACGAATCGAGCGATTTCTATTTTTATTGACGCAAAACGGGCATTTTCGGAAACAACCGCGCGTCGTAAAACCAACGCTCGCCTTGGTATACATATCGAGCCAACTCGGCGGTTTCGGGCCGAACGACTCAACGAACGGACGGTACAGGTCGTAATCGGGCCGCCCGCGCTCGACCTCGTCCGGAAGCGGCGGCGCGTCGTAAAGGTTGAAGCCGGTGCCGCCGAACTCGCACCGATCGGCGAGAAGTCCGAGCCATTTTGGCGTTTGCGTCGCGGTGAAAACCTTCGAAACAAAGAGCTTATCGCACTCGCAAGCGTCGGCGAAGTCGAGGCAAAGCCGAGCGTCGGCGCCGCGTCGCTTCCAATGTCCGGAGATTTTCATCGCGGCGAGGTTCGGAAACCGCGTTCCTTTGTCGAGCAAATCCGCGTCGACGATTCCGATTTTCATTGTCGTTTCTCCTTGCCAAGCGACGTTTTAGGGTCGATTTTTTCGAGCGTTTCCACCAACTCGCCGACGTTCTCCGGATAATTCCGAGGCGCCTCGACGACGGTGCAACCGCCGAACCAAGCGAACGTAAAAAACATCAAACCCGCCGCCGGAACCATCGCGCCGACAAGGCCTTGCGCGAACGAAACCTTTTCTTCCAAATCAATGGTACGATTGATTAAATTGCCGACGTGCGTTTCAAGGGTTTCGATACGTTCTTCCGCTTCGCTCTGGGGCATTTCCCTTCTCCCTTCGCGTCGACAAGCTCCCAATCGTCGTGCTCCAACAGGTTACGCGACCAAGGCAACGGACGAAAATACTCCACCGGTTTCCCCTTGAATTTTATTTCAGAGACCAGCTCTAAAGCGTCGCCGGACGCGGTCAACCGGATAAACTCGCAAACCTCGCTACTGGTGTAAAACGGCGGCATTCCGCGCAACCAAACGCGTTCGCCTTTAAGCAAATAAGGTAAGATTTTTCCGAAAGTCATTGTTGTTTATCCTTTAAGGTTTTACGTCGCACGAAAGTCAAATCGCATACGGTCGATTGGTCGCCCTCGAAATGGAACACCGCGCCGTCGGGGACGCGTCCTGGTCTTGGCGCGAAACTTCGCATCGCCGCGAGCATCGTCATTTCGGCGTCTTGGTAACTGCTCCGCTCGACAAGCAAAACCGAATAATATCGCTCCGGATTCAGCAACGTTTGGCGGACGCGCCACTCTTTCCGCAATCGATTGCGAAGCCGCTTCGCCGCCTTCGCAAGAGGCGCGACCGCCGCTCCCGCCGCGAAACAAACGGCGCACATAACGTAAGTCATTCTTCTTCCTCGTCTTCCTCTTCGTCCGCGTCGGCGAAATCGGGGACGATAAAACGTCGCGCCGCCTTCTTGACTTCCAGCGTTTCCGCGTACCACTCTTTGTCGGTCGGCTCGAAATCGGCGTCCCAATTTTCGTCGAAGTCGTCGTCCTCGTCAAAATCGTCGAGCCGCTCCGGCTCTTCGTCTTCGTCAATTTCTTCGAACGGTTCCGGCTCTTCGTCTTGCGGCGCCGCGTCGTCGAAGTCGTCGTTCGACAGATTGTCGTCGTCTTCGAGAAACATTCGCGTCATCGTCGTTTCTCCTTATTTTGCGGCGGTTGTAGCGGCAAACAGACGAACGAAATTTTCTCGTCGCTCGTTTCGAAAAGCGCGATTCTGTCGCCGCCGTGCCAGTACGTAAGCGTCGTCGCCGACGGCAAAACGCCGAAGAAACCGAGCAAAAAACGCGAATCGAACTCGACTTCGAACGGTTCGCCGCGATACTCGACCGCCTGCGTTATCCGCGACGCCCCGATTTCCGCGCCGGTCGTTTCCGCCGTCAGTTTGCCGTCGGCGAGTCTAAGCCAAACGCTCGGGCGTTTTGCGTCGGCGACGCAAGCGGCGGCGCGAACGGTCGCGGCGAGCGTTTCGGACGCGAAATCGACGCGCGGTCGCCCCGTCTTTTGCGGAACGATCGCCCGCCAATTCGGGAACTTCCCTTCGACCGCGACCGATTCGAGCGTCGTCGTTTCCGCCGCGAACGTCGAGTATCCGCCGTCGGCGATTTCGACGCGAACCGTCGGCGCGTCGGCGAACGCTTTCGCGACCGTTCTGAGCGTCGCCTCCGGAATAACCGCGACGTCGGCGGCGCCGTCGGTCGCGCTGAAATTCGTCGGAGCGCCGAACCGATACGCCGTCAATTTTTGACCGTCCGTCCCGACGAGAAAAACCTCGTTCGCCGTCGCGTCGAGCGCGGCCCCGGCGAGCGCGTAACCGCGACCTTGGTCGCAATCGACCGTCGACCGCGCGATTTTCGCCGCGACGGCGAGTTCCGCGCCGTTTAGTTCGAACGTCTTTAACGTTTGCCGTTTCAGAGGTTGCGGGAACGGCGCGTCGGTCGCTTGGAGCCGATACGTCGCGGTTCCGGACGAAACGACGAGCCGCTCGGTTTCCCGCTCGATCGTCAAGTCGGAGTCGACCGACGTCGAGAGGACGCCGAGGAGTTCGCGGCAAGGTACGAGCGTTTCGCCCGGTTCGACGACGCGATCGATCGCGTCGGGCGGCGCGATTTTGAGGAGCCGGGCGCCGTCGGTCGCGGCGAACTCGACGGAATCGAGCGTCGCGACGACGCGAATTTTGCCGCTAATCGCTTCCATTTTCCCCGCGATCGCGACCGAAGCGCAACGGCGAATCGCGTCCGCGACGCGGTTTTTGTTCAACGTAACTTTCATTGTTTCAACCTTTTAATCCGTCTTCGCCGGTTTGCAACAACGTTTTTTTCGGAGCTTCAAGCGCCGTATCGTTCCCGCGAAGGCTAGTTTTAGCGGGTTTTCTCAAACTGCACGACGATCTCGATTTCGGGCTCGCCGGAACAGGGTTTGTAGGCGGCTCGCGTTTCGACCGTCGAACGCGTCGCGGCGCAACCGCAGATAAACAAAGCGGTTGCAAGAACCGCGAACACTTGCAAAATCCTTTCGCACATTCGATTCCCTCCAACGTTCCCAGGGGGCGGGTCGTCGAAGGAACTCGACGCGTTATTCGATCGGCGCCTTGAAAAGCGCGTCGACGTCGACGCGTCGAAACAAAATTTTACGTCCGGTGTCGAATCGCGGAACGCGAAAATCCCGACAGAGCCGGTCGAACGTTCGCAAGTCGAGGCGCAAATATCGCGACGCCTCTTTCCGCGTCATCACGTCCGGCGTTCGCGCCGGAAACGGTTCCGGATACTTGATTTCGGCAGTCATTGGTTCGTCCTTTTTGATTTGTCGTCGATTTGTCGAACGCCGCGCGACGAGACGGGTCGCGCGGCGCCGGACAACGTGCAAAATGAGGTCGCGCTTATCCGCTCGGGAGTATTTAACGTCGAGCGTCCGTCGTCTGGATCGACGATTTAACGAGCGAGCCGCGACGGGGTTTCGCTCGCGCCTCGGCTAAGTCCCGCGAACGCAGGCGAGGCAGGAACCGCGAAGCCGTTTCCAACTTCGTAGTTCGTTTTGCTCGAAGTATTTTCGGAGCATTTCAAAACCGCTAAACGTTGCGGCTTAACGGGATAAAAATGCGCCGAAATATGCTTCGCGCGTTTTAACTCCGTAGACTATAAGGCGACCGACTTTTCGCCCAAGCGACGACGCCTGTTTCAAACCCTTCAATTTCGGCTTGCGTCGCTCCCGCTCGGCGCATTTTTTCACGCGTTTTCAAACGGTTGTCTTCGACATTTTTTAACATTTGGCTAAACGCGTCCGAACCCTGTTCGGGACACGGAAGGGTCGCCCTTCCCAGCGCCCAACGCCGAAAGCTATCGCGAAACAAAACGTCTTGATTTATGAGCATCTTAATCATACAAGCTAACGACGCCGGGCAATAAAGCGACAGATCGTAACCGGGAGCGTTTGGCAACTCCAAATCTAACGGCAAGCTCATCGAAACAGCCTCATCGTCCAGAAGCAAGTTCCCCGCCCTTGCGCGACGCCGACCGACGCTCGCGTAAACGCCGCCGAGGTCAGCGCGTCCCAATGTTCCTGCGACGTTCGCCATATCGAAAGCGCCTCGCGGTAGTCGTCGCCCGGGGTGCAGACTTCGGCGCAACCCCAATTGTCGCCGTAATGTTCCGCTTTGCCGCGTCGAGCGTTGCGGGCCGCGACGCGTCTCGCGCCGTCGCGTTGGCGGAGGTCGAGCGTAAGCGGCGCAAGTTTCAGCTTTTGGCGTTCGGCGTTCACCAGCTCGAGGAGCGCGATTTCGGTGGGAAGCCAGCCGTTCGCGTCGATTTTCGGCGCGGGCGACGCGACGGCGCAAGTCGTCTTCCCGGCGGCGACGCAACTCTCCGGAAGCGTTTCGGGCCGCTCGACTTTATTCGCGCCGAGAACGTCGCGGTACGACTCGACGTCGACACTTTCCGGCGCCGCGTTCGACACGACGACGCATTTGCCGCCGGAGCAAACGGCGGTCGATCCGCCGGTCGACGGCGCTTCGCAAGTCGGAGCGCAAGAGCGGTAAGTCGACGCTTGGCAAGCGTTCGGCGACGACGTCGACGGAAGCGGAACGCGGCAGGTCGAGCGGCAAGTCGGTCGAGTCCAACCGCCGAAAAGGCATTGAGCGGAGGCGCTTTCGGTCGCGCCGAAAAGAGCGGCGGCAACGACGGCGATTTTAAGCGTGTTCGCGTTTTTCATTTTTCTTCGTCCTTAATCGTTTGTTTTTCAAGGTTTTGTGTTTTCGCAAGCGCGTTAGAGCGCGTCGCGACGAAAGCGGTCAACGCGGCGAACAACTCGCCGCAACCTTCGATTCCCGCGCATTTCTTTCGCGCAAACTCGACGGTTTCGAGGATTAAGCGCAATTCGAGAACCCCTCGTTTCAACGCGTCGTCCGATTCCGAGTCTTTTTTTGCCATCGCGTTCGCTCCTAACCGACGGTTACGCCGTCTTTCGTTATCGAAATTTCGACGACGATATCCGGGAGCGGCTCCCGTTCGCGCCGCAAACGCTCGATTTCGACCGAGGTCAAGAGCGCGGCGAGTTCGCGTTCGCGTCGTTTGAAAAGCTCGCGAAGCGAACGCCCAAGGGCTTGTTTTCGTTTGGTTTGCGTCATTGTCTCGTCCTTCCCGTCTCCACAAGTCGCCGGATTCTTCCGCTTTCCCAAATCACCGTCGCCGGTTCCGGCGGCGGCGCGAAGTCGCCGATTTTCCAATCGTCCGCGATAAAGTCGACCGGCTTCAATTCGACCGCTTCGGCGGAACCGACGTAAGCGCCGCCCTTCCTCGCGTAAAAGTCGACGCGGTTAAGTTTCGCGCGGAAAACGATTTCCGTCGACCACCCGGCGCGGCGGAGCTTGCGCTCGTTCAACGCCGCTCTCTGAATTTGCGCGAATCTCAGCCCCACGGCGCCGCCCTTCCAAAAAAGAGCGCAAGGAGCGCGAGTTCGCCGAGTCCGAGAACGACCGTCAAGCCGCGCCAAAGGTTGCGCTCGCGAATCGCGTCGGTCAAAGCGCGTTCCGCTTGGCAAAACTCGTCCAGTCGAGACTTAGTAATACAAGCGATTTCTTTTACGCCGTCGACCGAGAGGTCAAAATCTTCACCCATTGTTTCAACTCCTTTTGTTTAAAGCGTTACCACTCGTAAATTACGCCGTGTCGTCGGAAATATTTTTCTTCGTCGGGGGCGGAGCCGATAACCGCATCGGCGCCCTTGCGAGCGTCGATATGGTTTTGCAACAAGGCGATACGGTCGACGAAATATTCGTGGCATTCAACGTCGCGCAATTCGTAATCTTTAAAGTAACCGAGTCGCCTAAGCCTTTTGTACACGGTCTTTCGGCAGGGGTCGTAGCTTTCGATAAACGGTTCGACGACGTATTTTTGAACGCCGTCGGCGGTCGCTTCGAAAACGATCGCCGAGAAACACGTTCCTTTGGCGCTAAAATATCGCTTGGCGACGATCAGCGCGAAGCGGTCGCTCGGAACGCTCATTGTTTCAACTCCTTCAGGAGTTGAAGCTCTTTGTCGATTTCGCAAAACGCCGCGACCGTTTTCGCCGCGATGCGCAAGGCTTCCTTCGCCTCGACGCCCTCTTTGCGGAGCGCGTCGGCGAGGTCGGCGACCTTCGAGTCAAAGTTGAAGTCGGGGCTTCGCAACTCGTACAATTCGCACATTTGCACGAAGAGTTCGACCGTTTTGCGGAGCGTTTCCGGCGGAACGTCGTTCAGTTCTTCGGCGTGTCGCAAGAACGCGGCGGTCAAGTTCGGATACGGCGTCGCGTCGTCCTTCTTCGCGTCCCAGAAAAGCTCTTTCGCGGCGGCGGTTACGACGCGAAGCGCTCGTTCGGCGAGGCCCGGCGCGTCTTCGTCGGCGACGCCGTGTCTCTGAAGCGCGGCGCAAAATTCCGGCGTTTTCGCGTCGACGTCCCACGGCGTCTCGAGCGAATCGGGCGGAAAGACGTCTTGCATCGATTGAGCGATACGACCGACGGTCTCGCCGCTTAAATCGTTAAACTCATTCAAAATACGTTCGACGAACGCGTTGATTTTCGCCGCGCGTTCCTCGTCGCCGGTAATCGCGACCACCGTTTTCCCGCTCCGTTCGAGCGTTCCGAGCGCCGCAAGCGCCCGCCCGCGAAAGACGTCGAGCGACGCCTTGGCGAACCGAAGCGTTTCCTCCGGAACGCCGCTTTCGAAGTCGACTTGGAGCGCCGAGAGCGTTTCGATCGCGCGAAGTTTCGCTTCGTCGAACCCGCTTTGCGCGGCGATTTCCGAGATTTGACGCATCGCGTCGCCGACGTTTTGAGCGTTCTTTTGGTCGATAGCAATTTTCATCTTAAGTCTTCTCCTTGTGTATGTTGCAAGTTTGCGACTTCGCGTCAAGCCGCGCCGGGAGCGGAATCAACCGCAACCCTCCCGGCGCGGTCTCGACGCAATCGAGACGCCGCTTATCGCCTCGCCGTTCGAGGCTCCGTTTCCGGTTTGTTTTGCGAGCGGCGTTTAAATTAAGGGGCGCAAACGCCTCGGTCGACCCCTCCGAACGGAGGCAAGGCAGGCGTCGCGTCGGAGTCGAACCGACGTAACCGGGTTAGGAACCCGGCGTTTTCCGCTAAACTAACGACGCGCTAACGTCCGAGCTAAACGCCCGTCCGGCACAACTTGGCGCAAACGGCCAACAGCAGTAGTATCATTTGATTTTGTCCTTTTCGGGTTGTTCGAAAAAGCCCCTAGCCGCTTGAAGCCCATTTCTCGCGGCGACGCGATCGCCGGTAAGGACTAACCCGGCGTCGCGCGGTTGTCGGGCTTGACGTTATTCGACGTCGTCGTTTTCTTCCGGCTCGTCTTCCTCTTCATCTGGCTGGATTTTCGGCGTCTCGCAACGCGCCCACGCGCGCACGGCGGCGACGTAAACCTCGGCGTCCTCGCTCGCAAGCCCTTCGTATTCCAGCTTTTCCCGCAAGTTATCGCAGGCTTTTCGGCAACGCTCTTCCGCTCGCTCCAATTGCGACGAGTCGGGCGCGAACAAACTCCGCGCCGCGAAACGCGTCGTCGCTTGCCAAGTCGCGTCGTCGAGCGCCCCGCTGACGCGAGCCTCTGAGTTCGTCAAATTATGCAACGCAAGGCTATGCACCGGCGTAAGATACAAGCTCAAATCGTATCCGAGCGCGTTTTCTTTATCGAAATAAGTCCCCATCGTCATATCAACCTTTCTTGCCGTCTCCGGTTCCCAGCAACCGCCCCACTTGTGAATCGCGATTACGATTCTATTAACCGTTGTCGCGTCGTAATCGTAATTGTACAAAGCTTTTATAAATCTTTGTTCCGCCCGTTGCAATTCGTCCGGTTTCGAGAAAACCAAGGCGGTTCGCTTCCCCTTCCGGAAGTCGCGCTTGATAAGACGGAGGAGCGCGTCGTACGCGCTTTGAACTTCTTCGCCGACGTCGCTTCCGTCGACGCGGGTCGCAACGTCGAGCGCGACGTATTCGGCGGGCTCCAAGTACTCGCCCAAGTCGCGCCCGTCGAGATTCAATTCGTAAAACGGGAACGACGTGAAGCGCCGAAACTTCTTGTGTACAATCATTTTCCGTTCTCCTTTACCGCGAGCGCGACGGCGTATTCGTTCGCGGTTCGAGCGGCCCGCGTGAGTCGGCCCCGCGCGACCGCCTCGCCTTCGAACCCGGTCAACCTCGCCGCCTCCGCCGCGAAAACGGCTTGAACGTCTCGCGTCGCCGCGTCGCTCTCCATTCTCGGCAACGATTCGTAAAGCGCGTAAGCGAAGAACCTAAGCGACTCCGGCACGACGACTTTCCGTTCGGCGGCGGTGAATTGGCAAAACGTCAACGTCGGCATTACTCTTTCTCCTCGATAAAAACGACGTTGCGTTTGTCGACGCGCTCGTAATACGAACAACCGCCGCTGTATTTCTCAAAGTCCGGCGGCGACTTACATCCGTCGGCGGTATTCCAGTAACAAGCGTCGCACCTCTCTTGTTCGACGACTCGAAGTTTAACGCATCCCCATTCGATTATTTCTTTTTTCTTTCGTCTCATCTTTTGTCCTCGCATCGATTAGCGTTTTCCAGCGCTTCGACTCGCCGTTCGAGGTCGGCGAGCCAGTTCAGCGCCGCGTCGCCAATTTCAAACGCGACGCTCAAGTAATCTTTAATTCGCGTCGCCGCCGACGTTTGACAGGCCTGAATCCTCAAAAGAGACGCCGAAACTTCCGAAGCCTCTTTTCCCCAAACGTCGTACCGGCTCCACGTCTCCAAACGTTCGACCTTATCGCGCAAAATTTCGCCGAGCGCCGATAAATCGTTTCTCATCTTTTGTCTTTACTTTGGTTAGCGACTGAAAAATCCGGGGCGGCGGTCGGGGCCGCGCCGCCCCGGCGCCGCGCTTATATCCTCCGCCGCGTCCGGAAGGTCTGTGAACGCGGCAAGCGAGGAGCCGAGGGAGAAAGGCGTAACCTCGATTTTACGACCGAGCGCGGCGCGGTCGGCGGCAAGACCTCAGTCGTCGCGGCGGTAAAAGTAGTGCGCGACGTAACTTCCGCCTTGGAAAAGCAACGTTCCAAGGAACTTGTAACCGTCGAAACCGGTGTTGTCGTATCCCGTAACCGTCGCGAACACCGTGATTTTCGTGTTTCGGGGCGACGTTCCGATCGCGATATAAACGACCGCGCGTTCGTACTGGTTGGCGATGCTCAAAACTCGCGAATCGTCGGGAACTTCGATCGACGTCATCCGAGCGTCGATGGGATACTTGTAAACCTTAAACTCTTTCATCGCAAGCCTCCGCGTCGTGTTTTGCTTTCAGGCGGAGCCCCAAATCGACAATATCTTCGATAGCTTTCGCGCCGCGATACGCCAAATCGCTAATTCGCGTCGCTTCGATTCCCGCCTTCCGGAAGTCGTCTTCGAGAAGAGTTTGCGTCGCGAGCGCGTCAAATTCCGGCATTTCAGCGACGGAATCCGGAATCCTGTCGGCGACGATCGGGCGCAAGACGGCGGACAGAGCCGGGTCTTCGTCGCAATAAGCGAAACCGATACGATCGGCGACAACGTTGGCGCGCGACTTGCCCATCGTCGGAGCGGTTTCTTCTTCGTCGGTTTCGAGCATACGGAACGACGCGCTTCGCGACCTGATTTGCGACAGTCGGCGATAAGCGAGGACGCGAAACGCTTCGACCGCGCCTTCGACGACTTCGGCGTCCTCCGGCGTCGCGGCCCTCGGCTCAAACGAGTCGTCGCCCAAAATTTCGAGCGCTCGTAATTTCGCCTCGTCGAAGCCCGCTCGTTGCGCCGTCGCAACCATCGACGCGACTTCGTTCGGAATGTCGATTCTCGTTCCTCTCGCTTTAACTTCGTTGTTCATTTTTTGTCCTTTCGACGTTGTTGAAAAAGCGGGGCCAAGCCGTTTCGTAACCGCTTCAAAACGGCGCGGGGCAAAGGTTCAAACCCCGTTTGTCGCCCCCTTGGTTTGGAGCCCCGAGCCGGTCGCGCACACCACTACGCTTCGCGGCGACGACGATTTTTGACGGAACCACAAAAATCAAAATCGCGTCCTCGTCGGGCTCTTGTCTGTTTTCCCTCTCCCCCCGCCGGTGGCGTAACCGTCGCGAACGGTTCCGGAAGGGGGAGAGGGTTTCTAAGGCCGCGTCTCGGAATCGAACCGAAACCGGGGCAAGCCGTAAAAGCCCCGGAACCGTTCGCGGCTGACGCAAGCGCTACCAAACTTTGCGAACGTCGTTATCGATAGCGGTCGTAATCGGGCAAACCGTCTTGTCGGCGAACTCTTCGTCGGTCGTTCCGGACGCGCGAAGGGCGGCGATCAGCGCGGCGCGTTGCGGGCCGGTCGCGACGGCTTCAAGGCCCTTGTTATACGCGTCGCGGCAGACGGAACGAAGCGCCCGTCCGTTTTCGCAATGCGAGTGAATCCGGCGAAGCGCGGCGAGCGTCTTCACGTCGGCGAGGTAGTTCGCGTCGTCGATAGTCAGTTCAAAAACGATTCCCATTCTTTTGCCTTTGTCTCGTTGAGTTTTGTCGTTTCGTTGTTCAAACGCCGAGCGCGATTGCAGGAACGCTCGGCGGAGAGCGCGACGTCGCGGAGCCGACGCCGTTCTCTCAATGCGCCGGTCGGGAGTCGAACCCGACGAAGCCCCCATTCGGCTCGGCGCGGTCGGGGCTTTTTACGACTAGCCCGGTCGTCGGTTTTAACGTCCGCTCCGACGGTTTGCGGTTGTCTCCCGCGACCCCTTTACGCAGTCGCTCGCGACCGACCTTTTCGCGTCGTGTTCTCGCCCCCGTTTCGCGGGGGTTGCGCTCGCGCCTTTGTTTAACGAGGCCGCGCGATGAATACTTGCCTCAAAAACCGGGGCGGGACTCGAACCCGCCGCGTCGATGGGGACGACGCAACCGTTCCGGCTTCCGCGACGAGCGTTAGAGGCTGTTCAGTTCCCCGCTCGCCGCTCTCTTTCAGTTAGCGACCGCGTTCGCTTGCGCGTTCAGCCCGTCAACAACTCCTCGTAGATACGCTTCCATCGATTTATCTTGGACGAGGTCAAGAAATTTTTTGATAAATTCAATATCCATTTCTCTCTCCTTATCAAGTTATTATTTTCAAGGAGTTGCAATTTTCGATTTTGCTCCCCCCTCCCCTTACGTAACTTAGTTATATCCGATTTTGATAATTAAGCAAGTGCAAAAACTTCAAATTTTGATATTTTTTTATCTTTTTTGGATACGCTAGTTTTCAAAATCACGAAAACGTGATATGATATTAAGCAAGGAGGGATATACGATGAGAACCAGATTAAAAACCGCGCGAACAGCTCTGAATTTGCGACAAAAAGACGTCGCAGAACGCCTAGCAATGCGTCAGTCGTCGTATTCAAACTGGGAAGCAGGACTTTCTGCAATTCCCAACGCTAAAATCCCGTTGATCTGCAAACTGCTCGGGATTAATGAAACCTGGCTTCGCACAGGTGAAGGCGAAATGCTAGAACTACCTGAAGCAACGCCCTCGCCATATCAAATTGCAATCGACCTAGGATGTGGCGAGAGCGCCGCGCAGTTGTTCGCTCATTATTGCGAACTTCCCAAAAAACAGAAAGAAGCCTTCGAAGAGTTGGTTAACAGGCTTTTTGCGGCAAAGCAAGCGGCAAACGCACAGCAAACAATCAAAATTAATAGTATTAACGGCAATAACAACAATGCGACAATAAATTAATTCTTTACGCCTCTTGCATTTTCTCTACGCCTTCGGTATAATGAAACTTGTTCAGTTCCTTTTACCGGAGGCTATTTTATGTCTATTTTTGTTATAATTGACGGTCAAAAAACGCCGTCGACTCCAGCCAAACTCAAAGAGTTGGCCTATGCCAATATCGTTGAGCCGACCACACCAGTTGAGATCGATAACCAAGTATATCCAGCTGCCGCAATTCGTTTTCTTGCCGAGTATTTTCTCGCGGCAAAAAAACTTGTGGAATTTCCCCCATATCTCGACAAGGACGATGACGAAGAGATGGAATTTGTATTCGTCGACGTCGAAACCCCAAACGGTAAACACGACTCAATCTGTTCAATCGGGATTGTAACGGACGACGGGAAAACGTTTGAGTCGTTGGTACACACAGACGCAGAGTTTAATCCATATAGCGTTAAAGTACACGGGATAACGGCCTCAGATGTGGTACGAGCCCCAAAGTTTAGAGAGATTTGGGCGAACGGTATTCACGAAATCGCCAGTAAGGTTATCGTCGCCTACAACGCGCCAGTCGATGTGTCGGCAATTCAACACGCGTTGCGTGCGGACGGGCTTGCTCCCCCACCTCTTGCCTATATCGACGTATTATCAATGGCTCGCGAAGCGTTGAGCCTTAAAAGCTACAGCCTCGAAAGTGTTTGTGCGGAGCTAGACATTCCATTTGACAACCACCACAATGCTCTCGCCGATGCGATCGCCTGCCGTGCAGTTTTTGCGACATTGGTAGCACGCGGGATTTTCTGCGATGTTCTCGAAGCTAAATTCGACGAGTTTCATTATGCCGACACAATACAAAATACCGCGCCAGCGAAACCTACAAATGCGCAAATCGCGGAAAAACAAGCGTTCTACGGAATTTTGAACGCGCTGTGCGAATATGGAAACGACGCCGCCCAAAAAGCACTTGACGAATGGCGCAAGCGCAACGCTTCTGATACCACTGATGTATTAGACCGATACCGCAATGCCGCCGATCAGATTATTTCGACGCAATTTTCAAAACAAGCGCTTAATGCGTCTCGAATAGTTGCGCAAGAAGTAGCGTTCCCGTCGCTTGCCGCATTTGTTTATTACCTCGACGCAATCGGCAACCTTCGCACGAACGAAGTTCTAGAAAAACTCCTAGACGCCTTGGAAGCCTTAGAACCTAAAGAGCAACCTGGCAACACGAAACAACTCAAGAAAAAGTTAAAAAACGCGCTTACGTCTCCAGAAACGCTCCCTGAGTTGGAAATTGAAATTCATCGAACACTACGCCCTTTTGATTTTGCATTAACAGACGCAAACCAAATCGCTTTTCAAGGGAAAACATTTGTATTATCGGGGGCTTTTGTTTATGGTAAGCCTTGGCTAGAAGAAAAATTAGAAAACACAGGTGCGGAAATTCACAAAAACCCTAAAGCAACAACCGACTATCTTGTTGTCGGCGGGCCAGATGACGCTTGGAAACTTGGAACACACGGCGGCACTAAAATCATTAAAGCCGTTGGGATTCAAGCCAATGGTGGCAACCTACAACTTATTTTTGAAAAAACTCTTCTTGAAGCCCTCGGGGCCACGGAAGCTTTAGAACTGTTAGAAGGTTAATACCTAATATTTCCGTTCCACGTACCCACCCGCCGCGTTTTTCGACGCGGCTTTTTTATTTGAATATTTGGCTATATTTTATTCTTTTTTAGATTTTAGGGCTATACAAATTTTCAAAATAGTATATAATAAGGGCATAGAAAGGAGGAAGCGATAGACAGTCGAGAAATTATCAAGCGACTTAAAAAAGACGGCTGGTTCGAGCTTCCCGGCAACGGGTCGAGCCACCGACAATTCAAACACCCAACCAAACCGGGACGGGTAACCGTCAAACATCCGTCGAAAGACGTTCCGGTCGGAACCTTGAAAAGGATTGAAGACCAAGCCGGTTTGAAACTTAAATAGAAAGGAGCCCCTTCCGGGAAACCGGAGGGGGATTTATTGCCCCGATGCAACGTTTTTATTCGTACTTCGCCGTTTTCGAGTACGGCGAAAAGTCGATCGGCGTTTACTTTCCCGATTTGCCCGGCGCGATCAGCGGCGGCGACACGGTCGACGAGGCCGCCGAATGCGCTCGCGAATGTTTGGCGCTCCATCTTCACGGAATGCTGGAAGACGGCGACCCGATTCCGCCGCCGTCCCCCGCTGAACGTTTGACCGTCGGGCCGTCGGAGAAGCTCGCCCGCGTCGACGTCGACTTGGCGGAGTTTTATCCGGACGAGTTCGGAGTCGAAGCGAACGACGACGAACCGCCGGTCGAGCCGAAACGTCGCGGACGCGGCGGAGCCCGGCCCGGCGCCGGTCGACCAAAAACGCCGCCGGAGGAACGCGTCGGACGCGCCGCGAATAAGCTCCTCGCGATTCGCTTGACCGAAGCGGAGTTCGACGCGCTCAACCGCATCGCCGCCGCCGACGGCACGACCAAAACCGGCGTTATCCGCGCTTTCATCCGTTCGCGGCAAGGCGACGTCGCCGAATAAGCGCCGCGCGTTCAAGAAACGAAAAACGCCGCCTTTTTGGGCGGCGTTTTTGAGTTGCAGGCGTTTTCACAGCCGTTCCGTCGTAAATCCTTGTTTGACAATGTAACGAGTATCCCCCTAGGGGGTATTTTCGAGCAAATTCGGTCAATTTGTTCGTTCGAAACACGATTCAGGTCGGCGACTAGCTTATACGCTTCGCCGACCTTTTTCATTACCTCGACGTCTTCGCGACACATGCTTTCAAAGGCTTGCGGGTCAACGCAAATCGTTGTTATAACGTCGTTTAGACCGCCAAGAAGTTTCTCCACGCCGTCGACGTAAGAAAGCGCGAAATCTCCCGCTGTTTCCATCTTTTCCGCAATTTGCCCAGATAGCGCAGACAGAAAATCCCCGAACGGGTCCGAACTCAACGGCGCCCCCGTCGGTGAAAACGCCGTACAAAACGCCGTTCGCTTTTCGGAAATCGGTTCAAAATCGAACGAACTCGCAAGCGTCCAGTCGAGCGGGCGGACTTGCTCGTAATGCTTTTTACGCGTATCCTCGTTATTTCCAAACCACGCGTTTAAAACTTTCGGGGAAAATCCGCCCGCGCTGGTTATGTCGGTTGTGCAACTCGCCCGCATATTGTCGAACGGACGCGGCAACTGATCGAGCCCCAAAGTCTTGGTCAGGATTTTATTGAGCGGCGCAGCAAGACTGCTTTTATAACGACGCAAACGCGGAAAAATGTAACCCGAACTTAATCCCGTTTCTTTAATATAAAGTTGCAACTCTTGAAGTACGATCGGAAAAATCGGAACGCGACGCGCTCCCGTCTTCGTCTTCTCGGCGATCGCAAAACGTCCGCCCTCAAAGTCGAAATCTTCAAAACGCAAATTGCGAATCTCCGAAGGAACGCGCAAACCGGCGAAGCGAGCGAACGCGACCGCTAAACGAAACTCCGCGTCTTGCGGTCTTAACGCCTTCATCACGGCGAGAATCTGCGCTTTCGAAAAATACTCGTTGTTTTCCGGATTTATCGACGCGCCCTTCTGCACGTGGTCGAAGACGTTCGCGCGAAGTTGCCGCTTGTCGATGGCGCGACGGAAAATCGTGCCGCATCGCTTAATATCCTTATTGACCGTCGCGACGCTTAAACCCGACGGAACGTTTTCGCCTTTGCGGACGCGACCTTCGCGCAAAAGATGGGCGCGATAATCCTTGGCGTCGGCGACCGTTATTTGACTGAGCCGCTTCGTTTTACCGAAAAACGCGAAGAGCCGCCGGAACGTTTGACCGTAATTTTTCCGCGTTTGTTCCGGGTTGCCCGAATAGTGTTCGAGAAAGTCGGCGGCGTGTTCTTCGAGCGTCGGGACGCAAGCAGTTCCGAAACTTTCGTCGATAAGTTCCAGGTCGATTAAACGCTTCAAATAACGCGGGTCGAGCGTCGCGAGACGTTCGCAAGCCGAGCTATTCGGCTCTTTACCCAATCGCTTAGCGTTCTCCAAGTCGGTAAAGAACACGCGAAAACTTTCCGCGTCTTGACGCGAAACGGACTTGTTAAAAGTCCACGTGTTCTTTTTGCCGTTGAGCTGAAAATCGAAACACCAAGCGCGGTTTTTCGTTCGGCGATATAAGGAACGCGCCATAATTAACTTTCGTTATTGAGGTTGCGTTATCGTTTCTTGGATTTTTTCGTCGATTTTTTGGCGTTCTTCGCCGGACGTTGGGCGGGTTCTTCGTCCTCTTCGTCGTCGGGGTCGACGGCGGGCGGCAGTTCGCGAAGTTTCTTTCGAACCGATTTTTGGTCGTAAGCGAGCCCCGCCGATTCGCCGAGCGCCGCCGCGTCGGTCAAAACCGAAACAGCTTTTATCAGCGCTGGGAGAATGCGCATGTTGATGCGGTCGGACTGGACAAACTCCGGCCCACAATCGTTTTCAATAATATGCAGGTAGCCTAACGCCAATTCGTCAAAGACCGCGGAAACGCTTTCGCGCTTCCCGGCGTCGACGATTTTCTTAATGCGGGCGAGAATGTACGGGTCGACGCAAATCGTCGTTCGAATACGGCGACGGTCGATAATAGGTTCGTCGGTATGAGTCATGACTTCTACTCCTTCGCCTATTATGATAATCCGGATTTTTCTTCGCGTCAAGGGCCTAGGCTCATACATCGGAAAAATTTTCAAAAATCGTTCCAATCGAACAACGTCGCGGGCGGTCGACGCTTCCGGCGAATCGGCGGAGGGGGCGGCGGATACAAAGGGCCGTCTTCGTCCGATTCGTCGACCGGAAGGCCGTTCAAATAACGCGGCTTGCGTTCGGCGAAGCGGCGTCGATTCTCGGCGATAGTCGCCATATATTGCGCCATCTTGTCGCGAACGTCGAAAGGCTCCATTCCCGGTATCTCGACGAGCGAAACGCGCTTCTTTATCTGTTGCCAATCCATAGCTTACTAAAACGGAACCGGCGCGGGTTCGGGAGCCGGAAACAACGTCGGAAGCCGCTTTGCCGGGTTCGCGACGACCGCCCCTTTCAGCCAATCCAAGACCGCCGACCGACCGCCGCCGCAATCGTCGAAACCGAAACCGCCCGAAGCCTCCGCCAACTCGGCAAGCGAGTCCGACGACTCGACGAAAACGCCCTTTTCAAGCTCGGTCTTTCGCGCTCGATAATTCATCTTCTTAAATATTTGCGGTAAATTGAGTTCCACAAGCTCCAATAAGTAGCGCCGCACTTCGTTTATATCGTTTTTGCCGCCGTATTTTCGCGCTAAGTAACTCGCCAAAACGCCGACCGCTTGACTTTTAAGTTCCTCCGGTTCGCAACGAACGACGTTCGGGTCGCGGCGTCCTCGCTTCTTTTTGTCGCCTTCGTCGACGTTGTTTTGTTCGTCGAAAACCGTTTTAAAGGCGTAAGTTACGAGCTTCCAAACCGGGTGCGCCTTGTAACGCGTTTCGTTGCCCTTCGACGGTCGACAGTTCAGAATCCGGAACCAGCGGCCCGTAAGATAATCGAGCAAGTCGGCTTCTCGCTCTTTTAAGTCTTGCAACGAATGAATTTCCAAATTCTTCAACGCGTCGCGACGCAAACGATACTCGACGCGGGTAAGGTGAGAAAAGCCGTCGGGAAATTTCGAGACGACCGCCGCCGTCTTCTCCGTATCTTGTTTGTCTAGAAGCTCTTGCGCCTTGTCGTAAATACAAATTTGCGTATCTTTTCCGAAGGTCATCGTCTCCAAACGTCCGTTTTTGCCGTTGTCGCTAAAAGTACGCGCCGACGTTACCGCTTGACCGTTACGGATTGCCGCAAATAGATTTTGAGGGTCGACGGTCAGCGTAACCTGTAAATCGACGCGACTTATAACCGAACGTTCGATTTCAAAACCAATATCCGTTAAGATTTTTTCAACGCGCTCGACCTCGGCGAAAAAGTTCTTGTCGTGCAACGCCGAAAAGCCGAAATGAACGCGAACCGGTTGAATCCCGCCGTTTGGGTTCTCGTGTATAAGCAACGTAAACCCTTCGCCTTTAAGAATATAAGCGTAGGTGCAACCGCGACCGCCGGAACCGCGCGGGCCGACGACAAAATCGACGCCGCCGAGGTTGATAACCGCGAGCGCTTCGCCTTCGCTCTTCGTCGCTTGCTCCTTCAAGGCGGCCAGTTGCGGCTTCAAAAGGTTGTAAAACGAAACGCTCGATTCCGGGTCTTCCCATTTTCCGAAGTAGCCGACTTCACAGCCGCCGTCGTAACCGCCGTAATAATAGACGTTAGAAAAGTCGTTAAACTCTGCTCCGGGACGTTTCGCGGAACCGTCGCGAGTCGAGCCGTCGGGGTATGAAGGTGAAAAGGTCGAGGTAATACGTTTAGAAGCCCCCCTGTTAGTTGTCGGGGGGCAGGAGCCGCCGACTCCCGGCGCGGACGTTACCCCGCGACGACGGCGAGCGCGCGCGGGGGCCCCCGCCGCGCCGGTCTCGGAAGACAATTTTTGCATTCCGTCCAACAGGGAAGCCTCGACCGGTTGCGGAATCGCGAAAAGTTCGTCTAACGCCGCTTCTTCGTTCGGCTTGACGTAACCTTTGAAAACGATGGAGTTCTTGCGTTCGAAATTCTCGCCGAGCGCCTCGAAAATCTTGTTGCCTTTTCTCATGACTTCACCTTTTGAACAGTTTTAAACCTCTCGAAATTCTTCTTTCCAATTCGACCCGAAGGCGGCGCGGAGCGGTTCGGCGGTTCGCGCTTGCCGGTTTTCCGCTCCCTCGCCAACAACAGAGGGGGCCCCCTCCGTCTCCGTTTCGGTCGCCCGGGCGCGGCTCGCTTCGCTCTACAAAATTTCCGCTTGGTCAAAAAAAAGCGGCTTCGCCTTAAAAATTTTTTCGCGAAAAAATTTTGATTTTTTTTGAGTCGCGCAAATTTTGCGGCGCTCCGCTGAACGTTGCGTTATCAAAATCACTCTCGCGCCTGTTGGGCGAGCGACCGAAACGGCGACGGAGGGGGCGGCAGAGAGAAATTCAAAGAGGATTTTTCTTCTTTGCAAGAAGAAAAATTGGGTATGAGCCTTTCGGCAAACTGACAGAACGCCGCGCCTTTCGCCGTTCCAAGATTTAAGACAACGGCGTTAAGCTGTGCAATTACAAAGGTAAGAAAGAAACCGGCCCGGCCCCTAGGGGGTACTACCGATAGTTTTCGAGGGTTTTAGCGATTCGTCGTTAAAGCCCTTTTTTATTGGGGTTAAGCGTTCAAAATATGCTTGAATCGCGCGTTTTTCCGAGAGGGTCGACGCGCGAAATCCCTTAGTTTGCGCCGGAATCCCTTAGGACGTCGCAGGCGTTTTAGCAGGCGTAAAACCCGCGACTGCAGGCGCGTTTTTGGGGATTGTTCCGGCGGCAGAAGCGCGGTCGGCGCTCCGTCCGTTCGCCCTTGCGAAATCGTCGTCGGTCGGGTGAAGGTAGTGCGCGTTCGCCACCTTTTCCGCGTGGCCCATCCACGCCGATGCGACGTGCGCCGGGTACGCCGAAAAAAGTTCGCACGAACGCGAACCGCGAAGATTGTGAAAAAGCCGCTCCCATTGAGGAAGCCCCGCCCAAAACACAATCCGCGCGAACGACGTTCGCAAGTTCGCCGACGGCCCGCGTCGACGTGCGATAATATACGGGCTCGGGTCGCCCTGCGTCTCGAAAAACTGTTTATCCAGCTCTTGCCGAAGTTCCGGGAAAAGCGGAATCAAACGCGTTCTCTTCCGTTTGGAATCGCGAACCAAAAGCGTTCCGCGCTCCCAATCGACGTCTTCCCAACGCGCCGCCGACGTCTCCGAAGGACGGCGAAGCCCGCCGATTCGACAAAGCGCGAAATCAGAAGCGTTAGGCGCTCTTGATCGGGACACTTGTCGAGAAGTCGAGCGTACCAATCGAGCGGAATAAAAAACTCCCGCGATTTGTTTTCGAACGAGCCGCGAGGAATCGCGTCGAACGGATGCGATTCAATCAACGTCGCGTCGACCGCCCAACGGAAGACCGTTCGGACGCATTTTACCGCGCCCGCGACCGTCGCTTCGGCGAAACCTTCGGCGATCATCGATTCGCGCTGCTCGGCGGCGTCGACTTTCGTTACGACGTCGGTCGGGTCGCGTTCGTCGAAAAATTCGAAAAAACGCTTCCGGACGGCGAGGTAATTTCGCGCCGTGTTGTCGGCGAACCGAGCGAATCGTTGCGAATCGACGAACCGTTCCCAAACTTCGCCGAGCGTCAACCGCTCGTTTTGGGCGAGCAAGCCGAGCGCGACGAGTTTTTCGCGCAAAGCGTCGTCGAGCGTTTCGCTCCACGCTTCGAGCGCTTGGTCGGGGGCGCGGTTCGTCGCGGCGCAATCGATCAAACGCTCGATTTGACACTTGACGAGGCCCGCTTGACGCTCCGAATACCGCGAACCGAGAACGACCGTTCGACGGCGACCGTCCCAGTAGAACTGAATTTCGAAGCGTTTGCCGCCTTTTTTGTTTGTTTTTTTAATAAGCGTCGCCATATCTTTTACTCCTTTTTTGTCTTGGCGACCGCTAAAACGTTGCGCTTTTATTATCCCCGACCGCGAAAAATTTTCAAGGGGGACGCCGAGCGGCGCGGCGCCGGACTCTTGGAGAAGGACGCGCAAGAAATAAAAAAAAGGACTTCCGAGCGTTCGAAAGCCCTTTCGCTTAGAGACCTAGGGGGGGGGGTAACCCTTCGTAAAAACAAACGCGAAGTCTTCGCGACCAGCTAAAACGCCTGCGGTTGCCGTTTTCTTTTTTTTGAACGGAAGTTTTCAAGCCTCCAGAACGCTTACTTGGCGATAGCGACCCCGCCGTTCTTTCCATCTGTTGACAAAAAGAAAATTTCTTAAAACATGTTTAAAACGTATTGAAACTTATTAAAAACGTGGTATATTGTAAGCGTTGGGGGTAAGGACGCCTTCAACTTGTTCAAAAACTTTTTAGCGAACCCTTAGCGGAGCAAAAATGAAAAACAATTTCTTTCAAATCGTTTATCGCGTCGTCGACGCGAAAGGTCGCCAAACCACGGAAACGCAATGCCGTAGCGCCGCTTTTC